CTCCACAGTCGATGTGCCTGTGTGGAGTTCTCAATCACAGGAAAACAAAAACCTCAACTCGCAGCTCAATTCTTCAAACGACTCCAGACAATCCTGGTTCATGAGAATATTGAGTTCGATCCGAAGGTCCTTGTCGAACTGATCAACAAACACTTCCCCGACTATCGTCGTGTGCTGAATGAGTGCCAACGATATTCTGTTGGTGGTAAGATTGACAGTGCAATCCTTGCAGAGTTCTCTGATGTAAAAGTAAATGACCTTGTTAAATACCTTAAGGAAAAAGATTTCTCAGAAGTACGACGTTGGGTCGTTAATAATCTGGACAATGATCCTAGTGTACTTCTTCGGCGTGTTTATGATGCTCTTAACGGCACCCTTGAAGGCCCTTCTGTTGCTGCTGCCGTGCTTATTATTGCTAAGTATCAGTATCAAATCGCATTTGTGGCCGACCAGGAGATCAACCTCCTCGCGGCGATGACTGAAATTATGGTTGAATGTAACTTCAAATGATCTTAAGTGAAAGTGATGCAGTGTATGCTGCAGACAAATTCATCAATTACTTTTCCAATATGGATCGTATTGATGAGTATCTTCGTAATGTAAAGATTGAGAGAGTTCTCAATCGCAGTCCTCTTTCTCAGTTCTATGAGGAAGAGGATACCCATGGGATGTTCACTGCATTTGACATGCATCCCGAAGAGATGGATATCGCTTGTTATGAGGCCAAAGATCTGAAGAAAGTTTCGGGTCGGGTGTCTGGTATTCGCTCTGTCAAAGAGTTCAATGAAAAACTTCAGATCACCACGTCTCACGCGATTGAGGATTCCGTTCCTGGAAAGTCTCTCAAGTGGATGGTCGTGGAAAAGAACACCAATACGATTCTTGGTTTCTGTCGGTTTGGTTCCCCTACAATTAACTCTCGACCTCGCAATCTATGGCTTGGTACGACTCCTGATCTCAACATCTTCAACAGACATGCGATCATGGGTTTCATTATCGTACCTACGCAGCCTTTTGGCTATAATTACCTGGGTGGTAAGTTGCTTGCGATGTTGTGTTGTACACATGAGGTCAGGGAGATTCTGAACTCGAAGTATGACGCAAATATCTGTCACTTTGAAACCACATCACTCTACGGTTCTACAAAGAGTGCATCTCAGTATGATGGTTTGAAACCCATCATGCGTTACAAGGGTCTGACCGATAGTAATTTCACTCCTCTTCTCCACGATCACATCTTCAAGGATCTGAATCAGTGGTTTATTGAACGTAATGGTGGTGAGTCTCTGGTCAAAGCCGATGCATCCAGTCGCAAACTGAAGACGCAACAGAAGATGATTGCAACAATCAAGAAGTGTCTTCCCTCAGACAAAGTACAAGAGTTTGTTGATGCAATCGCTGGTGCTACCTCACTGACTGAGAAGAAACGTACATACTTCTCTGACTATGGTTTTGCAAACACTCGTGAAGTTCTTCTTGGTGAAGACACTGAACTGGTTGAGAATCCTCAGAACTATGAAAAGTTCTATATGGAGAACGTCGTTGCAAAGTGGAAAAAGATGGCCGCAAAACGTTACAACAAACTCAAGTCCGAAGGTAATCTTCGTACAGAACTTGAGGTCTGGACAAAAGATATGGAGATTGACATTATCCGATGAAATGTGAAGTCAAACTCTTTAAGGCTGGTACAGTCTTTTCTGAAGTGGTTATTGCTAGGGATTATGAAGATGCGAAGAAGGTTGCGCTTGCGCGTAATCCTGGTGCAAATATTGTGAGTGTTAATGCTGTATTTAAATGAGACAGTTTTGGAGAATTTGGTCATATGCACTCGGACGAAAAGAAGGACGTAGTAACCGAGAGGCGGATGCAGTGGCTCGCATACGGACTCTTATACTCTTTTCTTATCTCATTACTAATTGTTTTATTATTGCAGGAGTGATTCGACATTGGAACTCAAAGACTGGCTCAACTCAATCAATCTCAACAAAAAGAATCTCATCGACGAAGATCCAGACTCTCGAAAAGAGTATCCTCCCTTCATCATCAATAAATGTCTCTCGGGACACATTGATACTGTCTTGTACGCCAACGAGATGAACATGTCCCATTACCTTGACAAGGACATGCAATACGAATTCTTTCTAAATAGTGTGAGGAAACGGAAGAGATTCTCTCCCTGGCTCCGAAAGGATAAAGTCAAGGACCTTGATGTAGTCAAATCTTACTATGGTTATAGTAATGAGAAAGCGCAACAAGCCCTCCGTATTTTATCACCTGAACAAATTGAATTTATTAAGTCTAAACTTGAGACTGGAGGAAAGAAATGAGTGTTGCGGAACCTGAAGTCCGTTGGACACCTGATCAAATGGTAGAGGTAACTCTGCGTGAACCTGACGACTTTCTCAAGGTGCGTGAAACCTTGACCCGTATCGGAGTTGCATCTCGTAAAGAGAAGAAACTCTATCAGTCATGCCATATCCTGCACAAACAGGGTAAGTATTTTATCGTCCACTTCAAAGAGTTGTTTGCTCTTGACGGTAAGAAGGCCAATCTGACGGTGAATGATGTTCAACGTCGTAACCGAATCACCAATCTTCTTTGTGATTGGGGTCTGATTGATGTTGTTGATGAAACTCGTGTTGCAGAAGTCGCACCTTTGAATCAGATCAAAGTTCTTGCTTACAAAGAAAAGCATGAATGGGCCCTAGAAACCAAATACAATATTGGTAAGAAGAAAAAGGCAGAGGAAACTGATGAGCAAGTTTGATTTATTTACTATTTTCCCCAAGACTCTTTGCATCAGTCAAGAACCTGGGGTTGAAGTTGATGATGAACTCATTTCCAAGATTAATGAATATGAGTTTTCGCGTAATGAAGGTAACGAAACCAGTGTAAGATTCGATGTTCTGGAAGACGAAACCTTCGATGAGTTGCGAGATCATTTGACCAGACAACTTAATCATTACTTCCATGACATTTTGAAAGTTCCCGAACAAGTCGGGTTTCGATTTGTCACTTCTTGGTTGAATCGAACTGAGAGGGGTGGATATCATCATTGGCATAATCATCCCAATGCATTTGTCTCTGGTATTGTTAACTTCACAGAGGCCAATACAGTTGAGTTCTCTTCTTCCAATACAGTGTTTCCTGGATGGATGCCTGATTATGAAGAAGTCAATATTCACAATGCAGAAAATCTGAAGATGGTGATGCAGAAACCTGGAAGTTCTGTAATTTTCCCATCATCTTTGATGCATAGTGTACCTGCACATCATGAAGACACTCCTAGATTGTCTCTGTCATTTAATGTTCTCTTGACTGGACCTGTTTGTACCAGAGGAGTTAATACTCTGACCATCTAAATAAGTTTGAGTCTTTCGTGCAGACTCTACGATTGTCGGAAACCCCCATAAGGAGGTACGGTTCTTACCGTATCTCCTTTTTTCGTTTTATGGTTAAATAGTATCGGATGCCTTCGGGGTCCACACAATACAAACTCGCTTTCAAAGGAGCTAAAACCATGACCGGCCTTCAAAGGTGGCGTGCTGCAGACCTGCCTGCACTCGTTGATCGTATAAATAAACACAGTATTGGACTGGATGATTACTTCGATCGTCTCTCGGAGCTAAACGGGACATCAACTAATTATCCTCCTTACAACTTAGTTCAGGTAAGCAACGTCGAATATCGACTTGAACTAGCACTAGCAGGATTTAAAAAAGCAGATGTCAAAGTCTACACAGAGCATGGAAGGCTCTATGTTGAAGGCAAGAAAGAAAGTGACGAACATTCCCCAGAATACCTCCATCGAGGAGTGGCTCAACGATCTTTCTCCCGAGCATGGAGTTTATCAGATGAAACGGAAGTTAGATCAGTTGAATTTGAGGATGGGTTACTATCAGTAACTCTTGGTAAGGTTGTTCCTGATCACCATCAACGTAAAGATTATCTCTAAATAACTTTGCCTGCGTGCCATGCAAATGGGGGTTGCCTTTACGGGTAACCCCTTTTATAATTTTTGAAAAACTATGGTTACCAAAATTGTATCTCTGAAATCTACCGAAGATGTAATCTGCGGCCTTGAACCAATCCGCGTGGAGGGTCAGGTTGTTGGATATGAACTTTATGAACCCAGACTGGTTTCCTTTTCTGAAGTTAGGACATTCACCGAACAAGTAGATCCTACTGCTGTGAGTATCAACTTTAGGAAATGGCAACTCTTTTCTGAAGATACTAAGTATCAGATTCCTGCTGATTGGGTGGTCACAATTTGTGAACCTCTGCCTCAACTGAAATTGTCCTACGAAGAAAAATTGGAAGAACATGAACGTACAATGTCTGCTCTTTCAGAATGACCTGGTGGTCATTGCTGAAGTTATTGAAGTGATGTCTGAGATCGGTGACCCCGATTGCAAACTAGTCAAACCATTCAGGATCTTGGGTCGTCATGAGGCCCCAGATATGACACCTGAAGAACGGATCCAACCCTGGTTGGACTTTACGGAACAGTCTGATATAATGGTAAGATCATCGGACATCCTCACGTTCGTTGAACCAGCCCCTCAGTTGCTGGCACATTACATGACTCTTATTGATTGATGCGATTTTATACAAACGTTCAGATGGTCGGGGACCAAATTCTCGTTCGGGGATATGAAAACGGTAGACGTTTCATGAACCG